GAGAGAAGACCTTGTCGGTTTTCTTTTACGTGAATTTTTAATTATGAAGGGTGCTATTAAGGTAGCCGTTAAACTCTTCATATACTATACACTCGTAGTTCTCTTTTAAATATTTTATTATTCTACTACAGTACTGTCGCTATTTTCACACTTAGTAATGAAGGATGGTCGTGATAAACATTTTCTCTATATACATAAATGATACCTCTCCTCATTGGAGCCGCTCTAATGTACGCCTTCTTCAACGCACCTTCCGAACAGGTATCAGGGTCTAAGAATTTCCATCTTTCCGATGGTGCATCAGCGTCTATGTATAAACTCATGAAGGAACAGGGTATGTCTGACGAAAACCTTAAACGTTTCGTCATCATGGAAGATTACCTTTTGGAGTTGGAAAGGGTGTCTGTATGTACAGGTATCCCCCGACTTGGTGAAGCGACAAGTATGTCTCAGCAAATCAAAGACTATTTCATGGGCTACGACTTTTCCTACCATACCGCTCATCTCAAGCAGGTGGCCGAACCCAACAAATCTATAAACAAATTCGTTTCCTGTTAAATCATCCGTTCACGCTTAGCCTTGACGATTGGTTTGGGGCTAGCCTTTTTCGTATTCTTTTTATTATTCAACCACGCCTTCTTGTACTTGACCAGTTTCGCACCAGTCGGTTTATGTACCATGATGTAGTTGAGTGCATTATTTTTGTAGGTTGAAACCATATTGCGAGGTATACCGTTAACATTCAACGTCTTCATGATCATCTTTTTTTTGAGGTCGCGTTTACGTTGATTTTTCCAGTTTTCGACGAGTTTCTTTTTGGCTTGGTCAACATTCTTTTTGAATGGAACACCCGCCCTATTACCACTGGATAGCTTATTGAGACGTGTTTTCATTTCACGGACATCGTTGTTCAACGAAGGCATTACATTCTTGTATTGACCCAACCAACGTTTTCCGTACAACTTCACGATATCTTTACGAATAGAATTCTCATCCAGACCCCTCTTTTTAAGAACGGTCATGTTAGGCTTCTTAGGCGACACCGTCTTCGGTGTCGGTGTCGGCGTCGCCTTCACTTTGGTTTTGGCATTTTCGAGCATTTTTTGAACCTTTTCAATTTTATTACAGATAACATCTCTCGTATCTTTCGTATTGACATCAATCTTCATGATTGTAGCAGTGTTTAAGAGTTCTGATTTCTTCATTTGTCGACAGATCTTCTTACCGATCCGGAAATTTATGTTTGATTTGTTACCTGTTTTATTCAATATTTTTTCACAGATTTCATCCTTCTTTGCGACACGGAAGAATCCATCTTCTCCCTGTACTCTGAAATTAACTACACCCATACGACGTGCAAGATTGATGAGTTCGGGCTTCTTCATGCGTAAACATGTTTTGGCATTGAGGAGTCTCTTCGTGTACTTTCTTTTAGGTGGGGGTGTAACTTTCGCCTTCGCCTTCGCCTTTGGTTTAGACTTGGTCCGAGCCTTTACCCCTTCATCGAATCTACCAGTTACTTGAACCTGACCATCACTGTTTAAATTTTCAACCAACGTCTTACCGATCTGATAAGCCTTCAACAAATCCGCGGGGTTTTTCGCTCCCGATATTTGGATGTTTCCAGACGTAGTGACTATAAACTTTGCGTCATTCATATAGATGTATAAGAATGGTGAAAGCTCTGGTTCATACGAAGCAGTCGTGATACCATACATTCTAGCACGTTGACTGATGTACACGAGACTTTTAAAGACACCGTTTACCCTAAACTGACCACTCAGATTATTGTAGGTGAAAGGATTGTAGAAAAATGGTTGACGATCCGTATACGTATTAACGACATAACGACGGATGAGTTCGGGTTGATTGGCGATATTCGTACCAAGGAAACCACCTGAAAACCTAATTTTTCCATTTTTGTAGATATTAACAGTCACTCCCTTACTTTCACCAAAGTCGTTGGACAGTGACATTTTAAACTGTGCCGTAAAAAACGCGATATTGATATTACCCTTGGGACCCGCTTCACGAGTATGGGAAAATCCTTCACGCATAGATCCATACCAACCTTTGATCTCTGTCGTGTCTAAATAAAGACCTTCGCCGATAGCTGTTTTTGGGAGGGGGGTTTTCATCAATATCTTTTTTATATCGATGATGGCATCCTTCTGACCGAATCCGGAATCTACTGTTGCGTTGAACATACCAGGATTGAGTTTAGTCATCTCGAGTGTCGTAATGTCACTCGATGCCAATAATTGACGAATATTATTGTTCGTCAAACCCCCAAACTCATTGTTTTCAAATTCTCTGAAAGCTCCTTCGTAGGACTGGTTATTGACCATATTCTTCTGAAGAAGTTGGGGGACTCGTACATCTCTAGGGAGTACGGTACGTTCACGCTCTTTTCGGAGCATGTTCTCTTCGAGTTCTCGTGCAAAATTATTGTCCGAGTTCGAGTTCGATCGTTGAATCTCGACACCAGACTGACGGACAAATTCTTTTATCCTCTGGCTCATAGTAATAGATGATGATATTTTTTTTTAGTATCCATTGGTTAATATTTCTTCATTTTCATCAATGACATCTACACCATAAAACACTGGTTGCTTTCGGTACGAGCGACCCTTGTATGTAACTGCTTCTTCACGTACTTCGATGCCATATGAACTGAAGGGTCCAGCGTAAGCATCTGGATTGAAGCGTGGCTTTCCCATATTGAGAGTCTGCGTACAATGTAAAGTGTATGCTGGAGTAAACACTGACTGGGGTACGAATAATTTGAGGTCTCGATCAACTGCACTACTCTCGAGGAAGTTTGTCAGGGAACTTGTCACCATCGCGACTTGTTTTTGAATCTTCTTGAAGTACGCGGGAACAACCGCCCATGCGTCTCGATCGGCATATTTCTGACCATACTCGACATAGGCACGTACACATTTGAGTAGAATTGCTGGGATCTCCTTGGCGAGTTTGTTGGTGAGGCGTGGGTCAGCATCATGATCCTTTACTTGCTTGGGGAAGTCGAAGACCAACAGACGTCTCAAAATAGATCCGGATGCATCTTTATAATCTGGGAGTTCGTTACCGGCCATGCAGCCAGGTGTAGTCCATTTAATCGATTTAGGTTTCTCATGTTTAATCGCGACGCTAACATCTTCACCACTGATGATAGATTGTAGTTCAGCTTGGTTGAGACTCATATTATTCTTACACTCGGGTGCGATGAACATGAAACCATCGTAGATACCGGAAAGACCAAACTGTTTTTCTGAGTTTGAACTCAACGTTTTGACATCCTCAGCCTCGTAAAACCTCTGAAATACGTTCGTCAATAATGTAGACTTACCGGTTCTCGCCACACCCTTACAGTACATAGCAATCTGCCAACCATCAAGGTCGTTTACATCGAAACAAAGTCTGCCCCCCATTACATACATCCATCTAGATACATCCTTATCAAATCCCTGATAGTCCAGGATACTCTGGAAATATGGTGTTGGAATATCCCACCAATCTTCTAGGTGATCGTAACTTTCGAACATCTGATCAAAGTATTTACAGCTTACGATCGTGGGGTCGAGACATTTATACTCTTTACTTTCGTAACTATAGAAGTTAGATCTGAACTTACCAGTGGCCGGGACCCGTTCTTTAGCTATGTCTTTACCTATGAAGATACCATTTTTGAAACTCCAGACATGGCGGTTTTTGGAGATTTCAGGGAACTGCATATCGTGACATTTCGATACGAAACGAATGACGTCGTTAATCGTATTACCACGGGATGTTAAGTTTTCCCAGTTCGCACGATTCGTTTCCTTTTGGGAAAACATGAACACTTCAGTTTCGATTGATCGGTTTGGTTTCCACGCACGTGTTGTATACCCATCCGGTGTAATTATTTGGGTACAGCAATACCCCTTATACCGTCGAATGTTGTTGGTGTATGTATGGTTGAGGAAAGAAATAAGGGACTGTTGATAAGGGGATAATGTATCAAGTGCGGTAGTGTTACATCTATATAATACCGGGTCACATTCCGTGTTCAAGGGTTGACACGTGGGATTATTAATTCTTTCGTAGATTCTCGCATGTCTGAAAACAATTTGGAACGCGTCATCCACTTGTTCGATCAGTCTATTGATTCTAAACGAAACGTTCAGGCCATCGTCATTGGGTTCGTAATCAGAAATTTCCAGGGCGGTCGCTCGATGAAACATCTGACCCATCAACGAGATGACTCGGCGATGAGAAGAAGCAGTATGTTCCATGTCGACACGGAATGGTTTACCCGTTACTGGGTTGATTTCTTCGGGTCTAAAAAAACGTTTGTATCCCAACTCTGACGGGATCGATGTATTATTTTTGATGCCCATATCCCATTCCTTTTCCTGTTGTTCAAGAAGTTTGAGGAGTTCATCAGAATTGATGGACTGGACTTTATTTTTTATAATCTCCATATTCGATTGAAGTTCGTCGGCATCTTCGGATATGTAGTGGGTTGCCATGCCTCGATTTACTAATACTCGCATCTATTTTTTAAGCTAACTTTCCAAGCATCTTTATCAGGATTTTGTTTTGCATCTGCATCTGCTGTACCAAACCAACAAGGGCACTACAAACTGTATCACCTTCGGGGGTTGTGAGGATATCGACCAAGTCGATACCAGCATCTTCATCTATGAACATCTCTTCCTCTTCCTCCTCTTCCTCTTCTTCCTCCTCTTCCTCCTCTTGGGGAATTTCCCCTTCTTCGATTTCGTCGGTGTCGGTGATCATTTGTGTTATACAAAGAAAAGACCAATGTCCATTTTTCGCGACGTGCGGTATCAGGACAAATTAAAATGTTACTATATAATACAAAACTCTCATAATGGCCGGTGGTCTCATGCAACTCGTAGCTTACGGCGCCCAAGACGTCTACCTGACGGGTAACCCCAAGGTAACTTTCTTCCAGGCTGTCTACAAACGCCACACCAACTTCGCGATGGAGAACATCGAACAAACCACTAACGGTAACCCCTCCAACAACGGCCGCATCTCCGTGACTGTCGCCCGTAACGGTGATCTCATCGGTGACATGTACGTTGAATTGACCTCCAAGGTCACCGGGACGAAGTCTGCCGACGCCATCGACTGCAACTGGGTCGCCGAGCGTGCGATCAAGACTGCTGAACTGTCCATCGGTGGTCAGCGCATTGACAAGCACTACCAGAGATGGTGGCGCATGTACTCCGAGCTTTACTTGGATGAGTCCAAGAAAGCTAACTGGGGTAAGATGACCTCGGGTAAGGGCCAAGTGTTCCTCCCCCTGATCTTCTTCTTCAACCGCAACCCCGGTTTGTTCCTCCCCTTGATCGCTCTCCAGTACCACGAAGTCCGAATCGATTTCGATTTGACCAGTGAGTTCGAGGATTACTTCAACCTGAACACCTTCAAGGTCTGGGGTAACTACGTGTACCTGGACACCGAGGAGCGTCGCCGCTTCGCCCAGAAGGGTCACGAATACCTGATCGAGCAGGTCCAGCACACTGGTGTTGACTCAGTGGCCGCGGGTGAGACCAAGCAGGTCCGCCTTTCGTACAACCACCCCATCAAGGAGCTTGTGTGGGCCGTCGCCCCCGCTTCCTCCGCGAACGCCAAACTGTGGAACTTCACCTCCAACGTTGGTGCCGCCGATGTTGTGCTCGAGTCCGACCCCACGGACCCTAACCTGTCCAACTGCTATGTGCCCATCACCCAGGCGTGTGGTGTCCCCCTGTTCTCCTCCGAAGGATCCCTCCGCCTCATCGAGGAAGGTGCCTCTGGTGCGGGTGCCGTCGGCCCCGTCGAATCCTTCAAGCTTGTCCTCAACGGCCAAGACCGCTTCAAGGAGCAAACCGGTAAGTACTTCAACCAAGTGCAAGCCTACAACCACCACTCTGGTTCCCCCATGCCCGGTATCTACTCGTATTCCTTCGCGCTCAAGCCCGAGGAACATCAACCCACGGGTACCTGCAACTTCTCGCGTATTGATAACGCCCAGGTTGCCATCAAGATTAAGGCTGGTATGGATCTAACGAGCGGTGCCGCGACTTCGCTCAACATGTTCGCCACGAACTACAACGTCCTCCGCATCCAGAGCGGTATGGGCGGCCTCGCCTTCTCCAACTAATCGGTTGGTTTCGGTATATTAGTAAATTAAATCATAAATCATTTTTAAAATGCACTGTTAATGCTATTTAAAAACGAAAATACATACTCAAATAATATGTCTGCCCTTTCCACTTGTCATATTAGACCACCGCTCGTACCACGAACTCGTATTATCAAGAAGAAGTCTCGTGTAACTGTCCGTACAAATTATAAAATTACCCTCATTATACCCGGTGGTGAAGAAACCTTTGAATGTGATGATGAAACGTACATTCTAGATGCAGCGGAAGAAGAAGGTCTCAACCTCCCATATTCGTGTCGCAAAGGTTCGTGTTCCGCGTGTGTGGCGAGATTAGTATGGGGTCATATAAGCCAAGATGAACAATCCTTTCTTGATGAACATCAAATGATGAGGGGGTATACCATGTTATGTGTGGCTTACCCGAAAGGTGACTGCAAACTTAAAATAGAAGTTGAAGATGAACTATTTTAATAAACTTAAATATATAAACCCCATATTTAATATATGTTCAAGGAAGTGTTTAAACTTTTTGCTAAGGTGGAAAAACCTATCTTAGGACGTTGGTCCCTAAAGTCATGTCATGAAATATCGGCCTCGATGAATTCTGTATACCAAAATAGAGACCATTGTGGTGACATCATATGTAAAACACCTCAAAAGGCTTCGGAATATCCCGAATACAAACTTAAAAATAAATCATCATAATCTAATAATATGTTAGTTATTGGACAATTATCTATTAATTGTTTTTATATTAGAAGACGTACTTATCGGCAACGAAAAAAATCTATGAAAAAACCATGTATCACGAAACCTGACGCACTCAAATGTGCGGTACGTCACACGCGTTGTGAAGAGTGTCCGTTTAAGGACTTCTTCAAACCCGACAACCCACTTAAGTATATCCACCACGATCTGTAAAGAACCTAAGAAGGCTTCCGAATATAAGGATAAGCCCAGTAAGTAAGTATGTATGAGATCTACACTGATGGAAGTTGTCTCGGTAATCCTGGACGTGGTGGTTGGGGTGTGGTTAGTGAGCAGTTTAGATTATCTGGTAAACAGACTGACACGACTAATAACGTAATGGAGATGACTGCGATCCTCAAAGCCCTCGAAGAATGTGTAACTCGAGACATTCAAGAAGTGTGTATATTTACGGATAGTCAATATGTGAAGAAGGGTATTAGTTCATGGATTATCAACTGGAAAAAGAATGACTGGATAACATCAACGGGTACACCCGTGAAAAATAAAGATTTATGGATTGCGATCGATGACGTGCGTAATAAATTAACGAAGGTTGAATGGGAATGGGTAAAGGCCCACAACGGTAATCCTAAAAATGAAGAAGTTGATGCATTGGCATTTGAGACTGCTGGTGGAAAGATTACGAAAAAACAAAAATTTTACAGTATCCTCAAGGGACATATTACAGGTATATACACAACATGGGACGAAGCTAAAGAACAAGTGGATGGATACCCGGGTGCGGTATATAAGTCATTCAAAACTGAAGAAGAAGCTAAAAATTGGATGACCCGTGTATACTTGGAGGTTCCCTACGAAGAGAAAGAATTCGCAAAATCCAATGGTGCAAAATGGGATGCGGAAAAAAAGAAATGGTGGGTACAAGAAATGAAACCGGATCTTGAAAAATATATCAGGATAAGTTAGCTATGAGCGACGACAGCTGCGAATGGTGTGATCGCCAGGAAAGGTTGCTTATAAAATGGGCCGAGAAGGCAGCGGGGTATCGCTGGCTTCATAACCATGCACGTCTATTCTATAAGAAACAAAACGATTGGTTAGCGTATCCTAGTATAGTTATAGCGAGTATCACGGGTGTGGGTGGTTTCGCAGTTTTAAACCCTAGTGGTAACGAAGACGTATCTACGGATACTAAGAACAAGATTATGATCATCCAATACTTCTTCGCTTTTATGAACGTACTCGGTGGTATTCTCACATCGATTAGTAAATTTAGTCAGAGTTTATCACTTTCTGAATCACATTCCGCGATGTGTGTACAATGGTCGAAGTTTTATAGGTCGATAGATATGGAGATATCTCTTGATGTCAAACATAGAACTGAAGTAGTTGAATTTATTATGAAATCAAGAGAGGAATACGACAAGCTTTTAAGTGATTCACCCGATATACCAGCTGTTTCCATTCAGGCGTTTCTTTCACAGTTTCCAGGTAAAGAAAATAAACCCGATGTTTGTAATGGTTTAAGTATACTCGTAGAAGACGATACAAGATCGATTACTTCATCCAAACGTATAGTTTCTCGGTGGATCTCTGCGTTCACATCAGTATCTGGAAAACGGCGAAGTCAGGAACTCGTACGAACCAGTAGTACAGCCGAAAACGAATTACAGAGAGTTTAAAATTCATCATCAAATTCAATCTCGTCAGAATCTTCATCCATCTTACCGTAGTCACCCACTCGCTTTTCAAAGAAGTTCGTCTTACCATCCAATGAAATATTCTCCATAAAATCGAAAGGATTTTTGGATTTCCAAATCACTGGTTGCCCGACTTGTTTCAAAAGACGATCAGATACGTATTCGATGTATTCAGACATCTTTTCGGAGTTCATACCGATTAAACTACATGGGAGTGCATCAAGAATGAACCCCTTTTCAATTTCAACCGCCTCTTGAATTATCGCGTGAATAGTTTCCTTTGATGGTTTTTGGTTGAGCATCTTGTAAAGTTCGACTGCGAATTCTTGGTGAAGACCTTCATCTCTACTGATCAGCTCATTGCTAAAACAGAGACCTGGTAAGAGTCCACGTTTCTTGAGCCAGTAGATGGCACAGAATGACCCAGAGAAGAATATACCTTCTACACATGCGAAAGCAAATAGACGTTCGGCAAAGGGTCGTGATTTGTCAAACCATTTCATGGCCCATTCAGCTTTACGTTGAATGCATGGGATTGTCTGAACAGCTTGGAAAAGCTGTTTCTTTTCTGTTGAGTCTTTGATGTATTTGTCGATCAGTTTTGAATACGTCTCACCATGAACCATCTCATTATGAGCTTGGTAGGCATAGAAAGAGCGAGCTTCGGAGGCTTGTACTTCATCAGCAAAATTATTATTAATGTTTTCGAAAACAATTCCATCGGATCCAGCGAAGAATGCTAAGATATACTTAATGAACTTTTGTTCGTTGTCCGTTAAATTATTCCAGTCTTCCATATCCTTCGAAAAGTCAATCTCTTCAGCTGTCCAATTGGACATTTGTGCCTTCTTATAGAGATCCCAAAGGTTCTGGTGTTTGAGGGGAAAAACAGTGAAACGGTCCAACGTCGGTTCCAACAATGGTTCATACTCGTCTTCGATGAATTGTTGGAATTCAAAATAGTTACCGATACGACGATCGTTCACAAATATTTGAGGATAGGAATCAAGTTTACCTTCACATAACTTTTTCAATTCGACTACATCTATGTTAATTATTTCATAATCGAAACCTTCCGAAGCACATAGTTTGGTAGCCGCATCACATAACCCACACCCATCCTTTGAATAAATCTGAACTCTCATCTGTGTTATTTACCCTGATTATTTTTTGTCCGAAAACTCTAAGTATGATTTCGCGCGAAAGCATATTCCAGGACGACATCATCAAGTTACTCGTGAACGAAGATGGTACAGAAGATGAGATGTACGCCCTCGTAGGCATGAATACCGGCAATACACTAGGAGTTTCGTATCTGTCTCCAACCAATAAAATATACAAGAGTGCTTGTGTCTACCAGTTGGAGTCTGGAAATCTTAACCCGGCTCCATTCGAAAGTGTATTTGAACATTACCCAAGTGGTACAGCATTTACCGATCTTGGTATGAAGATGGTAGGTATTAACATGTACAGTTTATATGATGAAATTGACGTCGAGGATGTAGACAGTGACGTTTATGAAGACCATGACGATTCCGACACAGACTCTGAGATGGCGGACTTCGTCGTTCCCGATGATGGTATACCAATCGGACCCCCACCAGGTCATGAACTTATAGACAAGGAATGGGAGGAATGGAAGCCTTCTACCCCAGGTGCTAGGAGTTTTAAGGAAACCATTGATATGATTGAAAAATCCCTTACCTAAGTAAGTGCGTTGTTCTAGGTAAAAATAAGAATTGACATCCAGTAGAATGGAATTAGCTGCTATATGGAACCAAGTCGATACTATATTCGGCAGGAAAGAAGAAATAAAGCTACTCAATAAAAATTTTTGCATTGAGTGTAATGGAGTAAAAGTATACACACCAGAAGGATTACCGGTGTGTTCATCATGTGGTCTGGTCGAAGATCGGTTCATTGATGAATCACCGGAATGGACGAGTGGTGTGAGTGAAGATGGAAAAATAAACGATCCGTCACGATGTGGAAATCCAAACTCAAACCCCGAACTCTTTTCACAAGCATGGGGAAAGGGGTCTATTATTGCAACAACAGGTTCTTCTAAATATGAACTCAAGCGTATGGCGAAAATTAATTTTCACATGTCGATGAACCACAAAGATCGTTCACTCTTTCATGCATACAAGGATATTGACGAGGCGTGTTATACACTTCCCGATTCGATACTGAAAGATGCTAAAATGATGTACAAGAAATTTGACGATAGTAAATTAACTAGGGGTGCTGTTCGTATCGGTATCAAAGGTAATTGCGTTTTATACGCGTGTAGATTGGCGAAGGTGCCAAGAACGACAAGGGAGATTGCCGACATGTTTGGTATACAGAGTAAAGACATGAGCCGTACGACACAGATGTTTAAGGAGACGATAATGGGAAAAACAGAAAAGAATTATATGACCAAACCTTGTGATGTTGTGCATCGACTACTAGGAAACTTCAATATGGGTCAAGATTACCGACCCACTTGTACTAAGATGTGTAGCGACATTGAAGACTGCATCGAACTCATGAGTAAGACACCGAACAGTATCGCGTCTGCCGTGATTTTGATAGCACTTAGAGGTGTTCATACAAAGAGTGAGATTTGTTCAATATGTGGCGTCTCTGTACCCACAGTAAACAAGATAGAATGTATTATTAAAAAGCACTTAGAGCTGAAGGGCGTGACTTACTAAATGGTGAAGTTGTTTCTCTCAACACCATGCTACGGGGGTTTGTGTTTAGATAAATATATGACCAGTATAATTAAACTACAACTTCTTCTCATAAATAAGGGTGTACAACTTATGCTCGATACGACAGAAAATGAATCACTCGTACATCGTGCTCGTAATGTAGCCGTCGGGCGTTTCATGCAAAAGACGGATGCTGAATATTTCATGTTTATTGATGCCGATGTCGATTTTGAACCCGAATCGGTTGTCAAACTTTTAGAATCTACCTACGACATAGCAGTCGCGTGTTACCCGAAAAAGGTTGTCATGTGGGATCAGGCTGCAGAAGCTGTTAAGAAAGGTGATGAGAGGGACATGGCGATGCTCTCTTCCAGTCTTGTCGTCAATATTGGTTCTGCCAGACGTACAGTTGAAAACGGTTTCGTAGAGATTTTGGATGGCCCAACTGGGTTCATGATGATCAAACGATCTGTCTTTGAAAGGATGCATGAAAAGTATCCCGAACTGTTATGTAAGAATGATCATCAAAACCGTGATTTTGACGAGTATTACGCCGTATTTGATTGTATGATTGACCCTGATACTAGGAGATACCTCTCGGAAGATTACGCATTCTGTCGACGCTGGCAGAAGATGGATGGTAAGATCCATGCCCATATTCATACCACATTGGGACATATAGGTAATTTGCCATTCACTGGATGCTTAAATGACAGGCTTAAGGTTTAGGCATGTTTTTCTATAAAATGAAGTTTGCCACTATCATTGTCACGAGGTCTAAATCTTGTCATGTAAAAACACTTCACACGATCCTTCGTATGAACATCGCATGTATCCATAATGGTCACCATAACGAAATCTCTTTTGTCAATGATGATCCATTCGCGAAGGCGAAGGCTATCGAACGTTTGTTGACTACGTTTGACCGGATCCTTTACATTGATTTTGGAATTAGTATCGATGAAGTGAGTATCAATGAAATGTTCAAAATGGGTGATGATGTTGGATGTCTCGTCTTCCCGGGTGTGAAGGAAGGTATTGACTGGAAGATGTTCAAAGAAAAAGTGAAGACTGGTGTGGATGAACCCGTAAACCAAATGGGTCTCGATTTCGACACGACAGTTGATCAAAAAATATCGGATGATCACTACACAGTAAAAAATACATCGGCTCGTGCATGGGTCATTAATTGTAAACTCGTCAGTGACGCACTCAAGGCATCCACTGTTGATAAAAAGTTTGGTATCAATCTGATCCCTCCTCGGATGGATATGATGTTTTTTAAATTTAAGGAATTTGGTATTAAAATTGTTGCGTATACGGCAGCTAAGTTGATCATGACCTATGGCCATGAATGTATTAGTAACATTGTCAACTCTGCCGGTGTTAAAAGCACATAAAGTTTTCGTCTCTTATCTTATCATGAATGAATACGTCAAGAAGTTTATCCTTAAGACGTGGGGTGTGAAGGATAGGTTCCCCGGTCCTCAACCTATTTCCATCGAATTTAAGCATTTTCCCATACTACGAAATAATGATTATGTCGTATGTGAAAAGACTGATGGTGTTCGCCATATGATGGTAGCCCTTATGTACGAAGGGAAGAAACAATGTGTTTTTGTAAATAGAAACTTTCAAATGTTTTCTGTTCCATTACATTTTAAAAAATCAATTTTTGATGGTACAATTTTAGATGGTGAATTATACGGTGATACATTTTTGGTATATGATACTGTCATGGTTGAAGGTGAAGTTATAGGTCATCAAAATTTCCTCAATCGTCTTGAGCATATGGAGAGGGTCACAAAAAGTTTGATCGGTATGAAGTCTGATCGTATCAAAATGAAAGTCAAGAAGTTTCATGTCATGAAAGAATTTAAAACATTCATGAATGACTATCTTCCTACCGTCAAGGAATCAATGGATGGTCTTGTGTTTACACCCGTCAATGAACAGGTATTGACGGGTACACATGAGACGATGTTTAAATGGAAACCGAAAGAGAAGAATACTATAGACTTTATGGCTAAAGTCAATGACCAAGGAATCTGGCGTTTGTATATACAGGATAAGGGTAAACTATATATGGAGGGTGAGATCCCACCAGATAAAGTAGCCTCTACACCACTTTTAGAAGATGGTGCAATCTTAGAATGTATGTACATGGAAAATGACAAACCAATGTGGTGGAAGCCGTTATTGAAACGCGAAGATAAGAATTATCCAAATAATAGAAGAACCTTTTATAGAACACTCGTCAATATAAAAGAGGATATCAAGATGAATGAGTTTTTAAAGTGTACATGAGTAAGTAGTGTGGAGCCATGATAGGAAGTTCTTGTAATGTAACAACATCGTCATCCTTATAATACCATTGATCATCTGTCTTTGTGAATGCTAAATAATGTCCACCTCGTTGAACTCCCATATGAATAGCTGTCGCTACGAGTTCATATTCGTGACCATCGATCGTCATTTGTTCAATTACTTCAAACTGCCCCCTCTTGTCAAAGGATATCATCAATACTGATGGATACTCTGAGAAGAGACATCTTGTCGTCGCCACATGGTGTACTTTACCATCATCATCTTCGTAATCACTCAATGTATTCCATTTGACACTGTTCATCATCATCTCTCTCAAATTATTTGAAGTTGGACATAATATGTGAATACTGAATACTTCTTCGTGTGTTTTCTTCCCTCCCGGCCATATCGTCTCTTGTATTTTTTTACCGTAGAAATGTTTCTTCAAATCTGGTACCGAACGTTCAAGTATATCTATTATACAGAGAACAGCTTCTTGTGCATCATGTTGCTGCCCAACTACAAATCTCGGAAACTGTTTGATAAATTCATTGAGAAGTCCATTCACATTGAAGGTTATTTTGGTGGTGTCATCCCAATACTTCCTGGTGAATTCACAAAAGAGTTTTGTAAACGAACATGGCCCGTCATATTCTTGATCGATGAATTGTGACTTGATCATGTGAAGATGTACGAGACATTGGAGGGACGTATTGAAATAACAAGAATTTCCAACATTGAGTATCCCTTTCATTACATTTTTCGTATAAAAAACACTTAAGAAGATGACGCGATAATCATATTGTAAGAAATAAAAGATGAATACAGAAATCGTCCATAAGAAGATTCATAAACTATTCGAACAGAGTCAGAATGATCCATTAACTGAAGTCGAATTACGTCTTGGGAAATTTAATGGTAAACTGTTCGATACGAATATTGGAAAGGATACTTTTGATAAAGTGTATCGAGCTCTCGTAAAATATCAAGGGTGGGAAAAGATTTACACTACACAAGAAGAAGTATTCTATAGAGATCGAGACAATATTCGTATGTCGATCGATGAAACCACTGGTGATCAAAAGATTATTCAAAAAACATCTATCCATAAAGAAGATTTTAAGAGAATCAAGGGTGTACCCTATGATGTTAGGATTGCGTTCAGTAAGGAAGTACCCATGGAGATTGACGACTTCAGTGACATGGATCGAAAACGAACGAAGCATCGCCAATCATTCGTTCGTAAGAATCTGTCCATAGACCTGACGATGTCGAGTGGTGATAATATTGACCTTGACGCAGAGGATATCACTGACTATCAGATTGAATTAGAAATTATCAATCCATCCGATGTGAAGAGTAAGAATGACTTGTTAAATATCCTCCATAAAGTGAATGATCTGTTCAAAGTGTTTTAGATATGCCATTAGATTTGTTATAAAAAATGGAATAAGTAAATTAATTTAAATCCCCGCAGGGCTATCGTATGACCCAGTCACATCAAGACCCTCGAGTTCAAACCCAGAATCCACCAGCTCAATCTCATCCTCCATCATACCGGGGAGGGGGAGAGGAGCATTCTTCATAGAAACAGGAACAGGAACCATATTCACAATTTCCACCGTTTCCTGAGATTTCGCAACGGGGGGTTTTTCCTTCTTGAGAAACATAATACCCCACACGATCAACATGAACACCACCGTGTGCAAGAGAAGACCACCAAATTTGGGACAGCCATTAGGTCCGGCTACCCACTGCCCGAGAAGGCGACGCATAAGAATAAAAGTTTGGGGGTTGGCGATCACGAAGAAAATCAACGCAGACATCACAGAAATCAAAAATTTCTCACGAGCCTTACCGCCATCACACCCACATCCACAGTCTTTAAAGATACCCATTATAGTTTACCTGGAGAAAAAAAAAGTACTTAAAGTTTGGAACCCTATATAATATATAACAACCCACCATGTCGCTTGCCATCCAAAAATATTCTGAATTCAATGCCAACAACGTTTCCTTCTCTAAGCTTCGTAAGAACAAAAATGGAGGGAAAGCTGTATACCTCAACAGTAGCGACAACAAAAAAGTATTCGTCCAACTCCCCTTCATGCGTTCCCCATACGGTCTCAGTGCCTACACTGATGAGGGTACTGGGCGTACGAGCTACTCGTTAGATTTGTCTTTCGATTCTGACAACACCGAGTCTGCAACCTTCCTAAAAGCGATGACCGAACTCGATGACCTCGTCGTGAATATGGTCGCCGATAACTCCAAGGAATGGCTTGGTAAGAAGTTCAACGTGGCTGTCCTGAAAGAAGCTCTTTACAAGCCTATCGTTCGCCCTGGTAAGGAGCAGTACCCAGCTACCATGAAGCTTAAGATTCTCACCAAAAGTGACGGGTCTTTCGTTCCTGAAGCATACAACATGCAACGCGAATCTGTATCTCTTGATACGATTGAAAAGGGGCAAAAGGTACTTGCCATCATCGACCTGAACCAGATCTGGTTCATCGATAACAAGTTTGGCGTTACGATCCGTCTCCAACAGGTACTTCTTGAACAATCTGAGAAGTTACCTTCCTTCGCCTTCCAGGGCCTCGAACTTCCAGGATCTGAAGTTGATGTTGAGATTGATGAAGAGCCTGAAATCGACGAATAAAAAATATAAACCTACAATAGATGAAAAACATTCTCATTATAGCCACACTCTTTGGGATTATATATGGATCACTTGAACCCGGGCATTTCGAGTTTACGAATGTATTAGATCCATTCTACTTTTCGTTCACGACGATGAGTAGTGTTGGATATGGTGATTACACCCCCAAAACAAATCTAGCTAAGGTATTGGTTATGTGTCAGCAAGGTATGATATTAAATGAACTTGTCTTATTATAAGCACACATTGATAAGAAGATTACACTCTTCTCTTGAATGTATAAAAATCTAGGTATAGTTTAAGTATGTCAGACATCGAGAGTAATCTCAAAAAGAAATTAAGAGGTAAAAAGGCTTGTTCACCAGGTGATTACTTGAAAATTCCACATTGGCCTAATGGACGACTGAAAGTTGGAAAGGGTAAAATATTGGGACAAGGAGAATATGGTAAAGTGTATAGAGGGACTATCAACAATAATGGTCGTAGGTACACCGCATATAAAGAGATTGACACCAAACGGAATAATCTCGGTATGGCTGCTTTTGAATATAAGGTTGCGAAAAAACTGAAAGGGTACGGAGTACCTGACATGTATTTGTATAAGAAGTGCGAAGGTTTAGATATTCTCTATCTCGAGTATATTAAAGGTGGTAAAGAATTACAAGAGTGGTGGGCAACGAAGCCGGATATCATAGCGATAAAATCAGTGATGGTGCAGGTTTTATCTAATTTATATAGAATCAAGGAAAAGTATCCTGGTTTTAGACATCACGATCTTCATAGTAGAAACATAATGATTCGCCGTGTACCCGTAGATACTATTGCCGTAAATTTACCAGGTAAGAAATATCAAATATCAAACGGTGGTGTTGAGGCTATCATGATTGATTTTGGATTATCTAGTTTTCCCAAAATCTCAAATCCCATGATAGAAGATGGATCGTACGAACATGTTGGAATTTCTAAGAAATCACACCCACTTTATGACCTCCATCTCTTTCTGAATACCATGTACACTCTCGTAAGATCTCCTTCGAATGGTACCGAACGACTCGTACACAATTTCATCAAATACATTATCCCCAATGGATATCTCGACATGGAAAATACATACGTCACATTTTATCGTATCAAACAGGGATTAAACGCACAGCACACACAGTATCTTCCGAGTTTTGGAAAAGTTCTGAGTAGTACTTTTTTTACCGGTGAGAATAAAGTTAAAAACATCATCAAAAAGGTTGTTTCCAGACCCAGAAAGAAAGTTGTCATCACTAAACCAAAAGCTCCCGCGAAACCCGTAGACCAAAAGAATGCGATGGCTCGTGCGATTGCTGTTATGAAAGCAGATAAAGTACAACCAAAGAAAAAACGTGGTCCAGTTGTAACTAAAAACAAATCTCAGCAATAAGTAAACAATGATTGCGATCGTCATTCTCATTCTCGCGAATGCTTACATTTTTATGAACACCGGAAAGGCGTCTACTCAGGCTGCACCTGGTGAAAAGGGGTGGACTGTTTTCGGGACAATGGGTTGTGGATGGACTCGAAAACAACTCGAACATATGAAGAAGGTTAACAAACCTTTCACATTCGTTGATTGTGATAAGGGTAACTGCGACGGTATGGACGCGTACCCCGTGATTGTTGCCCCTGATGGTGAAAAGCATGTTGGCTTCAAAGAAGTTTAACAACCGCGTATTATCATCAAAGCAACCGAAAGAAGGAATGCGTCAAGCATGGTCTTGATGGGCTTCAGTACAGTGATATGTTTCACAAGGGACTCGTTCCAGAGGAAACGAAGAAGGAATGTACTGATGAGGAGGATAGTGGTATATATCACGACAAGTTTTACACGGTCTTCGGTTTTTTCGGTGACTGCAAGTTCTCGAATCATTTATAATATGTCAATATAATATAAATGAGTCGTCGTCAACCACCATTGAGTGGCTCTGAACCTACGTTTACCAACAAGTATTGGGGGACGTCTATAGGTATAGGTAATAACAACTGTTACGCTTATGCTGTGGGTGATTATGAGAAATATCGTCAGCAGAAGAGTGTTCCTGGAGATAGAAGTGGTCGATCTAAATGGTATCACTCCTATACGAACTGTAAAAACTTACCAAAACGTGTCGTATCTGACAACCCCAAGAAGGTGTATATCGTCAAGGGGAATACACGGTGTAAGACTGGATACTACAAAGTTATGATGTTTGTCACTGGTAAAAATAAAATGACCCCATTCAATAACGGTGATTTTCACTTTTATAAACAACATGGCCTGGTGGAATATAAACCAAAAGAGGGTGACACGAAAACAAGTATTGCTACATTTTTTAAGGTGTCGACGCGTAAAATACCAACGGTCGTTGTGGGTAAGATGATGAAACTAAAGGTGAACGTATTCAGTCATAAGCGTGGTTGGGCGACAGGCCCACTACTGACTGATGCGAAGAGTAAAGTGATTAAGGATCCAAGGAAGGCCAGTAGAAATTACGGCGGTTTAAATTACAATACCTATTGTAGTTCATTCTGTGTGAAGAACAAGGGGATCGATGTCGGAAAGACTAGAGCCAATATCCGAAAGAAGAGCGTCTAGATCAACGACGTCTTCTATATCAAATGATATATCAAATATATCCATCACATTAAATATCATATCGTCATTCATCGATAGGACATTTGATGTCGTATTATAGTTATTTTCAACCGTCAATGTAACCTTGAAGTTGGATACATCAAACACCTTTCGACATTCTGGACATGTATTCTTGCCTTGTTCTTTCCATTGCTCTATACATTTTGAATGAAATACGTGTCCACAACGAAGTGGAGGATTGGTTCGAGTCCCCTTAACTGGGTTGAGACATATCGAACACGTACACATTTCCCTGGTGTACACAACTATACTTTTTTTAATATATACCCGCAACCTTAAGAAGAGGCTTGTCACATCTCTGGCACTGACCATCATTGGAGACGGTTTGTTCGTTGGTCACGATGTTGATGAGTTCGGGACCCTTACTCTGGAGAAGTTGACGGTATTTATAGTTATCGACATAGTCGATTTGATTGTTGGTCATTATGTAATTGTTCAAGAGTCGCGAAGATGTGTTGATGGTGAAACATCTCCCATCGGCCATACCAAGTCGTTGAGACATTTAGTATAAATTTAGAAATTAATTCTGTTGTTGACAATAGTCTTTGTCCATGAATTAAATTCTTTCTTTCTTAGTTCCTTAATCAAATCCTGACATTTGTATCCCATGAAAGTGTCGAATACATCGATGGTCTGAGTGGGAGATACCCTGATGTTTTCACATTCGTTAATATGATGATTGATGATGTTGTAAGCAAATGCAATTTCTTTGAGTGTCTCTGCACCAGTGATGATGATCTTCCCTGTACTGAATATACTCGTCGTGATACGCTTCATATCTTCGGCAGGTTTGAACTTTATCTTTACAGCTGAATATCTATCAGGTTCAAAAGAAACTTCGAAGAGGTCATCACACTTTTCAAAGTGTTGGGCTGTGAGGTGGAGGTTGAGGTTATGGTTGAGACTGAAGTTTGAATTGATCATCACAACCCTGAACGTATCGGGCGATAAACTTTGTTCAATACATAAAACATCTTTGAAGAGGATATTCAAATTAGTTATCACACGTTGACAGTCGAATAGGTCTGAGCAACCAGCGACTTGAATACTCCCATTGGGGAAAATCTTCATAGACTTGGTGCTGTAGGTATCCATATAGGTCAAGGTTACTTGATTGTAAAATGTCGTGGACGTCTTGAGATTCCATTCAAAAGGTAATTTAGATTGGAACGCTCGCATCTTTTCATCCGGCTCGGCAAATAAAGACTTTACTTTCTCGATGTCAATCTTTACTTCTTCGCTAAAGCCAGAAATCATTGTGATGGTCGTGATCTTTACCCAAGAAGGCATCTTGTCCTCTGGAAATGTATCCCTGAACTCATCCAGAGTCAGGAGATACGAGAACGTATTATTTGCAACTGCGTTGTACATTTGATGTATAACAATGACTTTAAAGATTGTTTACTTAGGTTAAAGAAATCAATGCTTTTTATTTTATGACTTCTATCCTTAAATCTGCTCACGTCATATATGATGTCGAAGAAGATCGTTCCTACATTGAAATTCTATACTCGAAATATATCAGTGACGAAGGATACAAAACCTTTATCGATTACCTTGATGCCAAACCAATTGGTGAATGGACACAAATCATTTCCAAGACACGAGGTGTTCGCTACGAGAAATTTATCGATACTATGATTGAAAAGACGACAGAAACTCGTCAGAAGATGGCTTCCATCATGTTAGAAAATATCATGGAATACACATTCAATACTGTTAGTACACAGATTCGTATCATGAACAGTGTAAAAATCTTGGACCCCACCTTCACTCCACCCTATGTTAACAAAAGATGCTCTTGGCAGATGGAGTTTGTTGGAACCTTCTGCAAAGATATCTTACCCGATGTAATCGAACGTTGTACGAATATCAACCGTCTTGAACGGTTCTTCAGCGTCTTGAAATTAATAGAGCTAGAACTGTAAGGATTGCCACAATGAGCATCCATCTAGGAAACACCCTCTTCCCGCGAACCTTTTCCACCAAAATCTTATTAACTTTATAATTTGTAAATCCTATGTCTATATTCCTCTGGGGATATAAGGGTCTAGACATCGGACACAAAGTAGGTTGTTGTGGGGCACCTATCAACATACCACCCGAGTACATGGGACCCTCTTCTTCCATCTCGAACTGGGCATCTTTTTCCTCGGGGTATTTGAACGTAGAAAACTTTTCAACGCGACGTACAGCCCCTGGGCCTGAATGAACAAACGGGTTGATACGATTTATAGACGCGTCGTCATCGAGCATCTGAACACTCATCTTGATATTATGCTACATTATAATTTTTTGTCTTGACCTTTTGTTTATGCTCTATCCACATCTTATCCAAATCGACATTCAGCATATGTGCCAGCTGGAATAGGTAACTGAACACATCACCCATCTCCATCATGACGTCGGTCCCACGCTCTTTTTTCAAATTCATCTTCTTATATTTCTTTTTATACTGTCGGATCGCAGACGCGAGTTCACCAAATTCTTCTGTGAGAAGTAACCACACGGTGTCTACATTAACTTTATCCCAACCCTTCAATTTGCAAACTTTTTCAGTCTCGCATTTGTAGTAGTTCAGACTCATTCTTACTGTATAGTTGTGTCCCAACTTTAATATACTTTAAGGATACCATAGTAAAAAGAACATGACCGGTAAAAGATATGCAGACTTTTTTTGTGGTCTGGGTGCATTCCATACCGCATTCGACAAGTTAGGTGACGACTATCAATGTGTATTTGCATGTGACATCGATGAAAAGGTGCGTAAGATTTACCATAAAAACCATGGGATTGAACCACATGGTGATATAAACGCGATCGATATAGAATCCATGCCAGATTTCGATATCTTTTGTGCCGGGTTTCCCTGCCAACCTTTTAGTATCGCCGGGAAAAAGGAAGGATTCCAAGATAAAGTAAAGGGAAATCTTTTTTATAAAATATTAGATATCATCGATGTTAAATCACCACAAAAGATTATTTTAGAAAATGTAAAAAATTTACACACCATTCATAATGGGGAAACATTCAAAATTATTATTTCATCGTTGGAAGATCGAGGATATAAAGTATCTTACAAAGTTTTAGATTCTAAAAATTATGGATCTCCACAATCGAGACAACGTATATACATCATATGCGATAAGGATACCAAGTATACATTCAGATCGGTCAACAAACCAATCACGCCAGTGTCAACTATCATCGATCATACAGTGACAACCTTCTTCGACTACGAAGGAAAATATATTCTCCAACCCGCCAAGGGACGGATGAAATATACACTCATAAATAAGAAAACCGGGAAGGGTGGACGTCAAGGTGAACGAGTATATTCGATTGATGACTATGGACCAACCATATGTGCATCATCGGGTGGTCCGGGATCGAAAACAGGACTGTACGAGATTGATGGGAAGATTAGAAAACTTACCATCAAAGAGGCACTCCAAATGTCGGGTTTTAGTCCACAGTATCTCTATGGACTCAAAGATAACATGTTATTTTATGTCGGTAATAGCATCGTCGTCAATGTTCTAGATGAATTACTACAGGATATTTAACATCCAATAGAGATGGTACAATTTTAAATTGAATATCATTAGCACTTTTTCGACCACCGTCGCCACCTTTTCGTTGAAACGTGAAGGATGGACCAAGTTGCACAACAGTCATCGATTCCCTGATAGAGAAATCATATCGCATCAGTGAATCTATCACATCTTTTATAGCTACAAACATAATCTTCGTTCGCTTTGAATCCTTCTTATCCCATTCAGTGACACATAATAGATCAGGTTTCAATTCACCATATCCAAGAAGGGTGTGTTCCAATATAATTCTTTTTGTTGCGTTGAGTGTTTCAAGTATCAACGGACTAAAATATTTCTTCTGTTCACAACGCTCCTTTAGTAAATCGGATATAGCCTCGAGACCAGGTATTGCTTTAACGAGATTATCAACGGTACCTCTCGAAACTTGCTGAAACTGTCCAACTTTACTTTTCTTCACTTGTATATTGATCGTATCATTGGTCAAGTCCACTTTACTTTTCCGATCTTCATTAATTCTAAAACCATTCTCAATGAAAGAGGCTACCCAATGCTCTTCACTGTAGCCTCGTTTGGCAGTAGACGCATTTACGCGTTTCTGTGACAGGTAAAGTAAATTCACTGCCCCCAGAAGAATATCCATAATTTACATACCTATTTGATTCGACTTAGGTATTTTTTTACCCATCGTACTTGTGTTGACGGGTCTATCAATTGGGCGAGCGACTGTTTCAATATCCTGGACGTAGCCTATGTACTGGGCGACACCAGTCTGGATCTGGGTCAAGGCGGTTTTAATCACGATATCATTCAAGGTTTTCACCTGAGCCTGTACACGATTATGATGATCACCAGAGTTGTGGATGAAGACCACACGCATAATGGCGAAAAGGTCGTCTGGGTTTTGGTAATCGATCGAGATTCCCGTTTTATTCTTGAAAGCCTGACGGATACCTCTTTGTAAAAGGTTGGTATTGAATTCAGAAAAGAACAATGTGTTCAGGGGAGTCGAACACTGTTGAATAGATCTGACTTCCATTTTATATATACCCCGAAAAAAAAACTATTCGTAAATATTAAACGATGAAGTTTGCCGACTTTGACGAAGCCTATACTCCCACGATCAACAATACCTACCCAGAGCCTGTGTGCAAGAGTGGTGAGTGTTTCGTTGGTTCTTACCCTCCCATCACTCCCCCAGGTGAAGTAGGTCCCTTTTACACCAACACTTACCTTTTACAGTCTGACCGCCGTAAGGAGGTTGCTGGTCCCGTCCCCGTCCGTAGTCGCGATTTCAAGTAAGTTAAAAATAATATAGGTATCTTAGATAATGAGGGTTACTAAACGTTCCGGTCGTATTGAAGATATGAAATTTGACAAGGTCACCAGTAGGATTTCAACACTCACGGATAATCTCTCTGAGAATGTTGATTCTACAAAGGTTGCCCAGCAAGTTTTCTCTTCCATGTACGACGGTATCACCACTCACGAAATTGACACACTGTCAGCAGAAATTTGTATCGGTATGATTACATCAGATCCCGACTACGAAGTTCTCGCTACCCGTATTGTCGCCAGTAACATTCAGAAGAATGCCCCCAACACGTTTCAGGTTGCCATGAAGAAACTCGCAACCGCGGGTATCGTCACGCATGAAATAGTTGAAGTCGCCACACAGGTGAAGGATCATATCAAAAAAGAACGCGATTTCGATTTCGGGTATTTTGGTCTGAAGACACTCGAAAAGAGTTATCTTCAGAGAAGTGAAGGTAAGGTAATGGAGACACCACAATACATGTTCATGCGTGTATCTATCGGTATTCATGGTAAAGATATCCCAGCTGTCATCGAAACGTATGACATGATGTCACAGGGACTGTTCATCCATGCCACACCAACCCTCTTCAATGCTGGTACGCCCCGACCGCAAATGAGTTCATGCTTCCTGATCGCAAACAAGGATGACTCTATCGATGGTATCTATGAAACCCTAACCGAATGTGCTCAAATCAGTAAATGGGCTGGTGGTATCGGTATGCATATTCATAACGTGAGATCCAACAAGTCTCGTATTCGTGGAACCAACGGTCAATCTGATGGTATCATTCCAATGCTCCGCGTTTTCAACTCTACTGCTCGTTACGTGAATCAGGCAGGGAGACGTAAGGGATCCATCGCGGTGTATCTCGAACCATGGCATGCTGACATCATGGATTTCCTGGAACTCCGTCTCAACCAGGGCGATGAAGAATCGAGATGTCGCGATCTTTTTTCAGCTCTGTGGATTCCTGATCTCTTCATGAAGCGTGTAGAGGAGGGTGGTAACTGGTCATTGTTCTGTCCCGATACTGCTAAAGGTCTATCTGATTGCTACGGTGAAGAGTTTGAAACACTTTACACCAGGTACGAAGAAGAAGGTCTCGCAAATGCGACGATCCCAGCGACTGAAGTCTGGAAGGCAATCTTGAAGTCTCAATCTGAGACTGGGACACCCTACATGCTCTACAAGGATGCGTGCAACGCCAAATCGAACCAAAAGAATCTCGGTGTCATTAAGAGTTCAAATTTATGTGTCGCACCCGAGACTAAGATTATCACCAGTGAAGGACAGCATACTATTTCAGAACTCAAGGACCAAGAAGTACAGGTCTGGAACGGCGATGAGTTTTCAAAAGTCACCGTTCTTCAAACGGGTGAGAACCAGAAACTTCTCACGGTCAACACGAGTAAGGGTCTCTCGATTCGATGCACCCCTTACCACAAGTTCTGGGTCGTCGGTCACGATGCACCCATCGAAGCACAACATCTCGAAAAAAATATGAAAATTATTAAACACTCTCTCCCTGTCATCAAATCCAATGAAAAGACTATGAAATATGCATACACCCATGGCCTCTTTTGTGCCGATGGAACGACCTCCTCGTCAGGTGACCCAAAGAGATGTTCTTATACGGCGAAAGAAAATGGCCTCTGTATGCGTCACCAGTTGAACGAAAAAGATGGCACGTGTCAAGCCAATTCTCATTCTGAACAAAAATGGCTTGATCTCTATAACGAGAAGAAGAGTCTCATAAAGTTCACTGATTATGATTATGCTTCCGCAAATGATGTGTGTAAGAGAATTCGTCTTCGTCTTCCAAAAGATATTGATGATAAATATGTCGTACCTATGAATTATTCACTTGAGACAAAACTCGAGTGGTTGGCTGGTTTCATGGATGGTGATGGATGTGTCCTGAAACACCAAGAGTCTTCAGAAGTTCAACTCCACCACTACGATTTCATACGAGATGTTCTACTGATGCTTCAAACTATGGGTGTGAATTCTCGCATCAACCTGGGGCATAAGGAACGAGAAATTGATATGCCCGGTGGTCGATACAAATGTAAAAAGCTCTGGCGTCTTCTGATTCCCAGTGGTGGAGTTGAACTTCTGAAGACTCTTGGTCTGCAAACGAAGCGTCTGAACCTTACCACTGAACAACAACCAAATCGTCAAGCACTTCACTTTGAGAAGATTGTTTCCGTTGAAGACCTGGGAGACACCGCAGACACTTTCTGTTTCAATGAACCACTCAAACATCGTGGTGTGTTTAACGGTATTCTCACTGGGAATTGTACAGAAATTTTGGAATATACCGACAAGGATGAAACATCCGTGTGTAATCTCGCATCGATCGCTCTCCCCAAGTATGTGAACAGAGAAACCAAAACATTCGACTACGAAAAACTTCACAAGATTACCAAAATCGTCACTAAAAACTTGAACCGCGTCATTGATCGCAACTTTTACCCCGTCGAGACTGCCCGGCGTTCTAACATGAAACATAGACCCATTGGTATGGGTGTACAGGGTCTCGCCGATGTGTTTAACCTATGTGGTTTACCATTTGACTGTGAAGAATCTCGTCTCATGAACGCCCACATCTTCGAGACAATGTATCACGCCGCGTTGGAATCTTCCTCCGAACTCGCAGAAGTGGAGGGTCCATACGAAAGTTTCGAAGGATCTCCAGCGTCCAAGGGTATCCTACAACCAGATATGTGGGAGGGTGAGACTAAGTTCAGCGGGCGTTACGACTGGGATGAAATGCGTAAGCGTATCATGACGAAGGGTATCAGAAATAGTCTACTCATGGCACCCATGCCTACCGCTTCGACTGCCCAGATTTTAGGCAACAACGAGTGTTTCGAACCGTACACGACTAACATTTACCTCCGACGAACATTGGCGGGTGAGTTTGTAGTTGTCAATAAACATCTTGTCGAAGATCTGAAGAGGGTTGGTCTTTGGTCCAAAGAGATGAAAGATCTCATGGTCAAGGCGGGTGGCTCCATCCAGAGTATCATGGATATCCCCGATGACATCAAGAAACTTTATAAGACTGTATGGGAGATTAGTCAGAAATGTATCATCGATATGGCTGCCGACCGTGGTCGTTTCATCGATCAGTCACAGTCTATGAATCTTTTCATGGAGAGTCCCACAATGTCAAAGTTATCCTCGATGCATATGTACGCATGGAAATCAGGTCTCAAGACGGGTATGTATTACCTCCGATCCAAGGCAAAGGCTCGCCCTATCCAGTTCAGTCTCGAACCAGACTGCGTTGCATGTTCTGCTTAAAGTTTACGGAGTACAATAAGATATACCATGGTGATCAAATTTGACCAAGTTATTAACGATATTAAGATTGCTGACTATAATAACAGAAAGATTGTTCTTTCTACACAAAACGGTGAACCTGTTCGTTTCCAGATTCCCAAAATGTATATGCCCTTCGGCATTTCTGGATTTACCCCAGAGATTGGGAACAAGAAGTGGAATGTTGACTTCTCTATGAGAGGATTCGATGAAAGTGATGGTATTATTAAGAAGTGCTACGATGTACTTCGAGAGATTGAAGATAAGATTATCAATAGGGTTGCGGAACAAAGTCAAGATATTTTTGGGAAGAATATGACCTACGAAGAACTCCGTCCACTCTTCAATTCAAACATCAAGGAAACACCTGGGCGTGAACCAAAGTTCCGTGTAAAGGTAGACACTGACTTTGAAGGTAAAATTAAACCGTTTATTTACGATCAAGAAAAGAAGGATATTCGTTGTGTGGCCGAGGATGGCCTTCATTCACGAACTACAGGTTCGGCTATCGTTGAACTTAATAGCGTATACTTCATGAATAAAAAGTTTGGTTGTACTTGGAAATTGTATCAGATGATGGTATCTGATATTCAGCGTTTGAAAGGATTTCAAATCATGCTCGACGATTGAGCAATAATATATGATAAATCGCTTGAGCGTTTTTTAATAATTTACCCTGGAGCCGTACGAATGACTTGGGATTCATCCCCGCCTTGATCTTCGCCATTCGTACGGATTCATTCCATAATGTCAATGTCATTGTTACTTATTACATCTTTTTTATTTTCTTCTCATAATCCTTCGTACCCACCTTAGGTTGAAGCTTGAAACCCTTCTTCACGGGCTTGAAGACATTCGTCATCGCCTTCTTACCCTCACGCTTCACACGTTCGAGAGCAGCCGCTGACGCAGCCTTACTCTTGATACGTCCATCAGTGTCTTGCACCAATTCTTTCTTCTTGAGACCACCGGGGGTCTTGACAGCAGCACCATGGAACACTTCAGCTCGGCTACCAATGTTCTTCATCATTTATATTACGCACGGAAAATTTTCTTGATGTCCAGAATTGAAATCGAACTTTTTCGTTCCTTCACTGGGATCTGATCCTCGAGGCGTTTGTCATGTAATACTTCGGCGCAAATTGTAGACTTGTGACCCTGGAGTGCCATCATGTCTTCCTCAACTGTTTTTTCATATACGAGTTTTTTTACATATACAGTCTTTGTCTGACCACTTCGATGACTACGTCCAACGGCCTGAAGTTCCGTCGCGGGATTCCATGAAGGTGCTGTGATATACACACGTGTAGCCTCTTGGAGGTTCAATCCTGTACCACCAGATTTGATCTGGATGATGAGTACTGCGTTACTCGGGGCCTTCTTGAATATACGCATTTGGTCGATACGACCTTCTTTTGAAACCGAACCATCAATCCTGAATACCGGTCCCTTGATGTTTTTTTGAATATGATTCATCTCACCTGTAAACTGACAAAAGACTAATGCTTTTTCATCTGGGTGTCCTTCAATCATTCGAAATAAAGTATCCATCTTCCTCGAACCACCAACCCACGTCTCTGGTTCTGTCTCACATTTCTTAGCCACACCGTTGTAGTACATCTGTGGCCAGATGCAGCACTGTCTCGCCCGAAGTAGACACTCAAGGAGTTCCATGTTTTTCGCACTGATATTGGTTGTCGTCTTGAAAATCTCCCTCACTGTTTCTTGAGCATCCTCAAAAACATATTCATATAGACGTCGCTCTTCTCTGTACATCTCGAGTTCGACGTTTTCAAAGTGACACTCTGGGATGTCAATCATATTGAGATCCTTTTTCGTGCGTCGGAGGATGTAAATATCCTTCACTTTATTCGACATTCCCTGTACCAGTACACGGGGGATACCGACAAATTCACATAACGAAACAAAATCGTTCATCGAGTTAAAAACGGGAGTACCCGTAACAGCCCATCGAATGTCGGATTTAAGAGCATTCACCGTCTTGAAGATCTTCGAGTTTCGGTTTCGAATCTCATGGGCTTCATCAAGAATGATACGGTCCCAATGTATCCCATGAAGACGGGATCCCATCTTCACCACGGAATACGGTGCAACGACGACATCCACAAAGTTGATATTCGTCGAATCACGAGCGGGTCCATCCCATGCCTTACAACGTAATGATGGAGCAAACTTGGCAATCTCATCGACCCACTGCGACACGATCGATTTTGGTACGACAATCAATGTCTTCCGCTTCTTGTTTCCCAAGATAGTCGCAATCAGTTGGACAGTCTTACCCAGACCCATTTCATCACATAAAAATCCACCTTTCGGTTTACCGATGTTGTTTTCCATAGTCAACATCCACATGACACCTTCTTGCTGATAGGGTGCGTACAGCCTAGCAGCAAGAAGAGACTTTGCATTGTTATAGAGTTGTTCAATCATTTTTGGTTTTGACATATTTACCAGTCACTTAGGCAGTCATCTTCCGACATTTCCATGATTTCACACTCGACAGGTTTTTCCTCCCTCTTCTTTCGAGGTTTCTTCTCTTTGGGTTTAGGTAATTCATCGATATGTTCTCTGTAATAGAGAACCTTATCCCAAAACTCACGCATCACTGGTAGATAAGTCTTCCACCAATCTCGGTCACGGGGTACGTTGACGACATCAAATTCCTCCGGGAGGGGCCAGTTTGTTTCCGCAGGTTTATATTGAATAAAGTCAGCTGTTTCAAGATCTAAAATCTCCATACAGAGTTGAAGCTGTGGCATGTAATGTTCAGGTACTTCACCCGGGATGATTTTGCGTTGTGGAGGACATTTAATTTCTACGAGTTTTCCAGATTCAGTCACACCATCGGGACTTCCACCGAGCCAGTCTTCAACCGGGTGTGGACATAATCCCAATTCGTGTACAACTTCACCATGACGTTCTTCGTAAAGGATTCGAGCTTCATCTTCGTATTTTTCACCATGACGAGTCGCATCGTTACCCATGAATTTTTCACCGAGGCCACATTTCTTCAATAAAAGACCTGCAGGTGTTTCATATTTATTCTTACCGATAGCTGTCGCGGCATCACTCGCTGTCAACATCTTTCCACGGAGGGCGAGCCACTCCTCAGATTTCTGTGCGGCATACTCTCTTTCTAAAGCTGCTTTGACATTGGGGTGCATGTTATTCATTAATAGTGTGACCCTTTTAACCTATTTGGTGGGTAAAAATATGATTGTGCGGCGTACTGCTCAGCCTGTTTTTTACTTTTCGCACACCCCCTACCAAGAAATGTATCGTCGACGTAAACATCAATCATGAACACACCATTGTCATGTGTTATCACCCTATAATCCGGCAACGTGAGACCATTTGTCTGACAGTATCGCATCAAATGATCTTTGAAATTATCATCAATCATGATCGACTTTAGATCAATGAATTTAGGATCTTCGTATATACGTAAAATAAATTGCTTTGCATGTGCGAGGCCAAGATCTAAATAAATTGCCCCGACGAGAGCTTCAAATACATCTTCCATAATTTTAGGATTATGATTCCATCCATTTCGCATACCCTTTTCATCCATTAAGACCCAGTCATGAAGTCCTAATTTAGAAGCAATAGCGGCGAGGGTCTCACTTCTGACTAATTTCGTTCGGGCTTTAGTTAAAAACCCTTCCTGTCTACTTTCGTGTCTGTCAAATAAAAATTTAGTAATCACAAATCCCAATACTGAATCACCCATAAACTCCAACGTCTCGAAAGATTCGTTCAGAGTATCATGTTCCTTGATAGCAGATTTATGCGTAAAAGCTTTCTGGTACAAAGATAAGTTATTAATCTTTGTACCAATAAGGTCCTCTAATTTGGATTGTTGGAGGTTCATTTAATTAAATATGTGTTTACGCTTTATCCTCCTTAATGTAGTGGGGGCTAAGGAACTTCTGGAGGTTAAGGTAAGTGACTTGTGTGTCGCCGGGTTGAAGAAGATCCCTAAGCTTATCGTCCATAACAAGAACGCGACCGTTTTCGGGGTGCTTGAGACCCTTTTCGGTGATGTACTTGTTGATCGCCTTGGTGACTTCACTCCGGGAGATGAGTTCAGTCTTCTTGAGACCAAGGAAAGAACGAAGTTTGTCAGTCACCTTTTGCTTACGGTTGAATCCGTTGTTTTCGGCACGCTTCTTAGCCTTTTCACCGTCGGGATCCTCCTGTTTCGCCTTGATTTTACGAACAATCTTAGTGAGGGACTTCAGTTCGGAACGAATGGCAGTAAGGTCAATAGTAATGGTTTCAAGAGACATTATATATAACTTAGGTTTCAACTCTTTAAGTGTTTAAAATAGGGCAATTGTACTCGCGAGTAGTAATACACATAGAATGATACCAATCCACATTAATATGCGTCGATTGTCTATTTCAGTGGAAGAAAACTTATCAACGATGGCGTATGGTTCACGAGGTGATACCCCGGAGCATTGTCCTGGACACCCACCGTCACAGCAACCTGGGTCACACATGAATACACTGTCACCACGTTTATACCCACACATCTGCTTCCCTCGTGGATTATTTTCACTCAGGAGAGCGTAACATCTACAGGTCTCAGTAGTCAGGCATGAATCTTTCTTACAGTTCATTTTTATATATGTAGATTATAATATGGATACGTATGTTTATAGTGAAACTATTTTACAAAAGTTCATGAAAAAGAATCTCTTTTTTGACGATCCTATATTGGAAAAATATTATCAACGTGATGATGTTCGGTCTTTTCGATCAAGAGTCTTACGTGTACACAAAAAGGAATCATTCGAGAAGATGTTGTACGCCTTTGTAACCGACCTATCGAGAGATATCATTCTCAAAATGGTAAGTGAAATCACAAAGTATATGCAACCCATGGGTGATGTCATCATCTCCGGTGGTGAAGCCTATAATTATTATGTTGAAAAGGGTGATCGAATCGTGACGAGTGATATCGATACTAAATTTGCTCCTAGAATACCCTATGATACCAAATATTTCGGGAAGCTTCAAGGTATGAAACTGATATTGTGGGATAAACTCGGTGAAATATGTACAAAGGTTCAAGAGATTGTTCGAACACGATTAACTACTAACATGAAACTGGCCAGGTTTATTGGTTTCAAACCATCAAATAAAGTTCCATTGGTAACTCGAAGATATACACTCATCAAGAAGAAGAAGGAATCACAAGGTCCTAACATCTCACAGAGTGATGTTCTCATCGATGTTGAATTATTCGCTCTCGACCTTAACATTAGATCCTTCTCGATAGAAAGTGGTAAAATAGAAGAACGTGTATTAGGTGGGTTTCTCGATATACCATTCATGCGTCCAGGAGAATTTGGGTATGAAGTGATCGATACGAGACGCAGTGGACTCACCTACATGAATCGCCATTCTAACAAGTTGGTGACCGATAAGAACATTTACGTAGCGGGTAAAAAGTTTCTCGTCGATGATATCTATCTCATGCAGAAATTAGGTCTTCGCCCCGAAAAGAAAATCAAAGATAAACAACGTCTGTTAGGTCTCACTAAAATGTTGACAGGGACTTCAAATTCGTCAAATAACTTTGAAAAATTATTCAGAAAGGCTCAAGCACCACAATATACACCAAAACGAATCGTCAAACTTGATGGACAAGTAAACATGACATCCGTTTCTAAAATTAACGCAAAAAAATATGAAAAATATACATCAAAACCCTCTATTGATGCACTCTCCAAGAGGTTGTTATATGGTGTTAAAACATCATCAAATGATCTGAATGTTTCAGGGTTCGCCAGGACAAATGGGAATATGAGATTTAACATAAATACGATGAAATGGGTTGAAAATAAGAATTCTTCCTATATCGGTAATCAGTACAGTTTGAGGCCCATAAACACCATAACTGTTTCTAATAATGTACTCGAGAACCCCCCACTTTACGGATATAAACCTACCCGTGACAAATGGATTTCTAAATCGATATTGAAACAGTCAGCACTTATACCAGTAGTTGGGTTAAAGAAATGATGCAATTAAGTAGTATATAATATGTTCTATTCCAAACCTCTCAAGAATGATGAGGGTCTCTATGTTGTCAGGGCATACACCGATGAGAAGAAGAAGTGTTTTGTTCAGGTGAAGGGAAAAGCGACCCACGACGATGGTGAAATCTCTTTCATCTTAGATGATGTCTCGAAGGTTCAGACCATCGATGATGAAAACATCCAAGCCGCCAAACGCAACGCCGAAGAATGGTTCGGTAAGAAAGTTGGTGATGCTACTCTTGAGCGAGCGTATACGAAAAGTCTACTGGATACCCAGGTGACCACTGATGTCATCAAGGCTACTAAAATTTTCGATGCCGATAAGACTGTTATCGATGTTGGTGATCTCGCCGCATCATCGGAATGTACCGGACTTATTGAATTCGCTGGTCTATGGTTTGCCAAGAAAGCATTTGGTCCAGTATGGAATGTTGTCCAGGTGAAGGTTCACCCAGTCGCCGAACCCGAGTCCGAACCTGAACCAGAACCGGTACCTGAGGTCAAAGTCGATGATGAATACCCAGACGAATACGCAATTGAGGATGACCAGTAAAAAAAAATTGTAGACTTATATAAAATGAAGAAGGCTCTCGCCATGCGTAATGTTGTCATGTTGGTTGCGATCGCCGTGGTCGTGTACCTTATGTTCAACATGAACAAAACAACCTCTACCTACAGTATCAAGGAGCGTATGTATGCTCCCGTCGAGCAGGCTCCCGAAAAGCTCGCCATGAAGAAAGGTACCGGTCTCGCGTCCTCTCTTCTCCCCCGTGAGGTTGCGTCCCAGGACGACTTCGGTGAGTTCGCCCCTGAGGATATCCTCAAGGGCCAGAACTTCCTCGAACCCCGTCAACAAGTAGGCATGCCCGAAACTGTTGGTGGTGCCCTCCGCAACGCGAATCAGCAGATCCGTTCAGAACCCCCCGTCCCCAAGAATGTCTTCGTGTGGAACAACTCCACGATTACCCCTGATCTCATGCAACGTGGTCTCTGTGCTTAAAGATTAATAACTATAAAAAGTTAAATGACTGATATCACAAGTGATCTGTCTGCGAATGTAGCCAAATTGGTTGAACTCTCTAAACAGTTGAAGGAGGCGAAATCCGACATCAAAGTGTTGAACTTGGCTGAAAAACAACTCAAAGAGACTATCAAAAAGAATATGCTCACCCAGGGCATCGACACGATCAATCTCCGTAAGGGTAAGATTTCTATTCGTACATCAAACAGGAAAGCGGGTATGACAAAGGATACAGTTAGAACTGGTCTCGAGTTGTTTTTTGGTGGAAATGAAGCTCAAGTTGAGGGGGCAATGAATGCGATCCAAGATAATCTTGTAATAAAGGAATCTGTCTCTCTTGCTGTCACAGGTATAAAGGATAAAGAAGATAAGTAAATAAGAAAAATATGGTTTGGAGCCAATACGTATACGAAGCGACCGTCGACCTCGATTCCTACGCAAGTGGGGATGATGATGACGGTCACGACATCACTCCTCTGAATATTGAAGACTGGGAAGTTGAATATTCAGATGAATTAGCAATGCTATGGGATACCATCAGGACATTATTGTATGATGCAGAGATTGAACACACAGGGGAGTTATGTGATTTTGTTGAATTATGTTACATAGAACATGATCCATATCACGAACGTATCACTTTCGGGTGCGAAGAGGATACGATATGGTATGAAGAACGTCTCGCTCATGTATGGAAAAATGTCAGGCGTATCATCAATGATAATGGTCTTCATCAGGAGATTATGCGTGGTGTAACCTTTGATCATTTCATGTATTTTGCCAAAAATTATATGAGTATACATTAAACAACCATGCTTCCCGAGCTTACTTCCCAGAAGGTCGCTATCCCCGCCGCTCTTTTTTTGGCACTCAGCCCCGGCGTACTCCTCACCACGTCGGGTCGCAGCGTCAAATTTATGAACGGCCAGACCGGACAAATGGCCGTCGCATTCCACGCTCTCGTGTTCTTCCTCGTTTATTCGTTGATCGCACGTGCTCTCGGTCTCGTACTGACCAAGACGGATCTGCTCGTCACGACGACTCTGTTCCTCGCACTCAGCCCCGGTATGCTTCTTTCGTTACCCCCTGGATCGGGTGGTGTCTTCGCGAGTGGCCAGACCAGTGTCGCAGCTGCGTTGACGCACACGGTTGTCTTCGCGACCGTTTTCGCGTTACTTCGCAAGCAATTTCCTACTTTCTATTAAATAGGAGAATGAAGTATCTTGTACTCGGACCAGCCTCAATGGGTATTTATGCCTTTTTGGGGCGTCTCAAATCCATGGAAGAAAGTTTGGGTACTGTCAAGGAAATATCTGGATCTTCAGCAGGATCAATCTTGGCTCTTTTTTGGGCTATCGATATGTCCATTGATGATATGATAGAAATTTCTTTGAATGTTGATCTCTCTGATTTTGTTAAATTAAACATCGGAACCTTCTTTAACAAATTTGGCTTTGTTGAAATAGAACCGATACGAGATAAACTCGTTGAGATATGTGGGTGTGACCCAACATTTCGAGAATTGAAGAAGAAGATTTATGTTTCAGCCTTTTGTCTGAACACGTCCAAAACTGAATATTTCTCTGTGGATACACATCCTGACATGAAGGTTATAGACGCAGTATGTATGAGTATAGCTATACCATTAATTTTCGCATCGTCGGAGTATCAAGGGAAGACTTACGTAGATGGTGGAACCGTTGAAGAATATCCGATGAACCCGTTTATTGGTAAGAAACCTCATGAAGTTACATGCGTTAAATTGGTCATGGATGATATTTTTAAAGAAACAATAGATAACCCAAAAGATTTTTTAGAATCCCTGATACGTTCGACATTGAAAAATAGAACGAACTACGAAGAGAAATGTGTAATGATACCGATCGACGTTGGTGACGCGGGTATTTTTGATTTTAATATGACATATGAAGAAAAGGTTATACTCATGAATATTGGGTATAGTCAAAAAAAATAATGTATCTCAATATTAATATGGAGACTGTATGTAACCCTTCCATTAATACTGAGAACTTGAAGAAGTTTTTAAAGGTCAACACCGGTGTTGATATCAAACTTTCCAGGGAAGAACTATGTGATGCATATGCTCATATAGAATCTGGTAAGCTCCCCCTCCCACCACTTGTCATGACACGTGATCGAACCTACCTACTCGATAAACGATCACCTCTTACACAGAGAGACTATGATATTTTCTTCTCGTCGTCCGTTTTGAGAAAAGATCTCGAACGCATAGCAAGAAAGGTAGATATCACAAAGGTTGAAAACTTATCAAAAAATGAATTGAAGGAAAGAATCGGTAATCGTTTAATTACCATGGGTATTAGAGAACCAATCCAAATAGGTAAGAAACGAACTATCACAAAAATTACGAACACGAACATAAATCGGAACTTGAATCAGAACTTGAATCAGAACATGAACATGAACCAGAACATGAACGTGAACACGAACGTGAACGTGAACACGAACGTGAACGTGAACACGAACGTGAACGTGAACACGAACGCGAATCAGAACATGAACGTGAACACGAACACGAACCAGAATGTGAATAATAGATCCAACTCGAAGCCATCATTCCCCGAAAACCTATTCAAAAATACAAAGGCACCCCAATTCATAACCAAAGAACGGAAACCAAGTTTATTTTTTAAATCCACACCAACCTTCATCGTGAATGCCTATAAAAAACCAGTGGTAAATTATACCGAAAGGCGATCTGTCATTAATCAAATCCAAGAAAAACCAAATAATTCTAAAAATTTATTGAACTTTATCGAACAGAAAAATGAAAATAACCGTCAAAAACAGAAAAATGAAAATAATAATAAGGCTAAAGAACAAGAAAATCGTATCAAGAAAGAACAGGAAAATCTCAACAAGGAAAAGAAAAACAAAGAAAATAAAGAAGAAGAGGAAAAAAAGGAGAATGAAAATATAAACCGCATCAAGAAAGAAAATACCGTCATTAATAAAAAAAATAATATCATCAATCAAAAGAATAAACAGATTAGTACTACAACAAAGATCAATGTTATAAGTAATATCAAAACAAATAAACTCATACAAAACCAGGAACAAAGAGAAGTGAGACGTCGTCAATCCGTTGAAAAAAATTCCATTGAAAATAAACAAAAGAAAGAAAAAGAACGATTGGATAATAAGAGGAAGGATGAAGAACGTATAGAGAGAGAAAGGAAACAAACTCTTGAAAATAAGAAGAAGGAAGAAGGACGTGTCGAAATAGAAAGGAAACAAACTCTTGAAAATAAGAAGAAAGAGGAAGGACTTATCGAAAGAGAAAGGAAACAGGCACTTGAAAATAAGAAGAAAGAGGAAGGACTTATCGAAAGAGAAAGGAAACAGGCACTTGAAAATAAGAAGAAAGAGGAAGGACGTGTCGAAAGAGAAAGGAAACGGGTACTTGAAAATAATAAGAAGGATGAAGGACTTATCGAAAGAGAAAGGAAACAGACACTTGAAAATAAGAAGAAAGAGGATAAACGAATCGAAACGGAACGAAAAGAGAGAGAAAAATACAGAAGACAATTCGATTCTAAAACAAGATTAAAATTAGAGAAAGAAGATAAACGTCGTGAACGAATTGAAGACGAAGAGCGTAAAAAACAAGCTAATGAGGGTGAAAGACGTAATAAGATTGAAGACGAAGAGCGTAAAAAACAAGTCAGGGAAGATGAACGACGTAAGAAAACTGAAGACGAGGAGCGTAAAAAGCAAGCTAGGGAAGATGAACGACGTAAGAAAAGTGAAGACGAGGAGCGTAAAAAGCAAGCCATAGAAGGTGAACGACGTAAGAAAATCGAAGACGAAGAGCGTAAAAAGCAAGCCATAGAAGGTGAACGACGTAAGAAAATTGAAGACGAAGAGCGTAAA